CAGGTAAAAGGAGCATGGAAAATTCATCTACAAGACCATGTGAATCTTTTGAATACTACAGTGCAGCCAACATACCAGCGCGTTGTCTTGGATATTGGAGTTTGGAAAAGTAATGAGGATGAGCTGATACCATGGAACCAATAACATTTGAGGCAGACATCCAAGAAGTTAAAAGCATGAAAGCCAAGAACGAGCTTGACCGTACCTATCAGATCAGACTACTCACAACCGACCCACGTATCATGGCGTTTGGGACTATTCCGGGCGACGAACCCGTTCAAATCACTATTAGTGTAGAATAGAGTTATGGCTAGGTTAACTGTTGTTACTCCCGAAAAGATCACAGAATTAAAGACTGCTTTTGCTATCGGCTGTACTGATGAGGAAGCTTGCGCGTTCGCTAATATTGGAACTTCTAGCTTTTACCGTCATTTAGAAGATAAACCAGAATTACGGGAGGAATTCGATAGGCTTAAAGTTTCACCCATACTAAAGGCTAAGGACACTGTAGTTAAGGCACTACGAAACGCTAAGGATGCACAGTGGTATTTGGAGCGTAAGGCTAAGCATGAGTTTGCTACTCGTACTGATATCACAACGGATGATCAGCCTATTAATATCACAACCATGAACTATGTCCCAAAACAAGATGAAACAAGCGAATAGTTTTTTAGGGGTGGTGGTCTTTTTCTGATGTCTAATATTACAATCCCTTACATGTACGAGCCACGGCCGTATCAAGTTAATTTGTTAGCAGCAATAGACTCTGGTATTACCAGGGCTGTAGCTGTGTGGCATCGGCGTAGATCGAGCCGGTAAAGATAAGACCCTCATTAACCTCGTAGCTAAAAAGATGATAGAGCGCGTCGGTACGTATTACTATTTCTTTCCTACTTACAAGCAAGGTAAAAAGATATTGTGGAATGGATTAGACCGTGACGGGTTCAAGTTCACCGACCATATCCCCGAAGCGATACGCAAACGTACAGACAATACCGAGATGCTTATTGAGACTATCAATGGCTCGATACTTCAAATCGTTGGTACTGACCGATACGACTCAGTTCGTGGTACTAACCCTATTGGTTGTATCTTCTCTGAGTATTCGTACCAAGACCCTAACGCGTGGAATACGGTGCGCCCTATCCTAGCCGAGAATGGTGGATGGGCTGTGTTCAACTACACGCCAGCAGGCGATAATCACGGCAAGGACTTATTCGAATTAGCTCAACAGTCAAAAGGTTGGTTCTGTCAAAGACTAACGGTTGATGATACTCATGTGATTACGCCTGAGATGTTGCAACAAGAGAAAGAGGAGATTGTAAGACAGAATGGAGATGACTCATTGTTTATGCAAGAGTATTACTGTTCGTTCGATGCGCCTGTTGTTGGTTCATACTACGGTAAATGGATGACCGAGGCTGAGCGTGAGGGTCGCGTTCTCGACTTTGGTTATGAAACAAACATACCAGTACACACAGTGTGGGATTTGGGTGTTGGTGATGCTATGTCAATTTGGTTTGTGCAGATAGCAGGTAACGAGATTAGACTGATTGATTATATGGAGTCAGAAGGTGAAGGCCTCAACTACTATTTCAAAGAGATGCGTGAGAAACCATACGTGTATGGTAGGCATATAGCTCCACACGATATTAAGGTTACAGAGATGACTAGTGGCATTACTCGTATCGATACGGCATCTAGTCTGGGAGTAAACTTTGAGGTGGCACCAAATGTTCCTATTGATGATGGTATCCAAGCTGTACGTTCTATTCTTAACCGTTGCTATTTCCACAAGACCAATTGCGAACGTGGTATATCGGCCCTCAAGAACTATAAAAAACTATTTGACGATAAGCGAAAAACATACAAGAACGCACCAGACCATGACTGGTCATCACATGCTGCTGACGCTTTCAGGTACTTAGCGGTGAGCGGACTTGATGGTGGTGCTGGTAATGGAAACCCCGAAGTGTACAATAGTAAAGTAAGAACTACCCCTTCTATATGGTGACAATGGAAGAATATAGCTATGACATGGAGACTGAGAACAACGCTGAGCAAGCTGAACAGTTGTTACAGACGTTGTTTCCCGACCTTGCAATTATCCGAGACCTGATGCTTACTCACAGGTTAGATCATACAGATATTATCGAGTTTTTTACCAATGTAGCCTTAGTTCAGCGCCGTGGGTATGGCACGGTACAGATGGTTATAGCCGATGGAAAGATACAAAAGCATGAGGCTACGATACGAACACTTAAGATGACCGAGTCACAGCAAACGGTCAAGCCTTAGGGTTATGGTAGAATATAAGCAGGTAGCAGGAGAACCTTGTACCGCCTTAGAGGGCGGTTTTTTTATATGCCAGATCAAACATTTAACATCAAAGATATAGCACGAGATGCCCGTGTCCACTACGACGAGTCAAAGGCCGAGCTAGACGTTCGCATTACCCATTCAAAGCAAGGGTTCGATGGGTATGACATGTTATATCGCTCCCAGATTGATCCCGCCACATGGCCGTACAACGCTAAAGTATTCATACCTCTCGTATTCAAATCACTCTACGGTAAGGGTTCACGGCTTGTCACGGGTAAAGTTAAGGGTACGTTAGTTGCTGGTCCTGGTGGTAACGAGTTGGGTGCTAAGGTAGGTACTGAACTCTTATCAGCACAGTACGACGACCACGATTTCTACAATAATGAGTCAATGATTAAAAAGATATTCCGGCTAGACCAGAACGCTCGCAAGTATGGTGCTGGTGTTGCGTTAGTCCCTTGGATGTACAGGAAGCACGAAGGTAAGGTTGAGTTTGATGGCCCAACACTTGAAGTATTAGACAACAGGCGTGTCATGTTCCAACCAGGTGCAAAGTCTATTGACGACTCTTTATACGTGATGGTTGAGCGTGTCCGGTCTCTTCAGGATATGCACGATACGGTTAATGTAGGTGAGAACTTGGCCAGAGAGTACACATACTCAAAACTCAAAGAGTTAGAACGTGTAGCCGAGAGTGTGGCCAAAGAAGACCCGAATCGTGCTGACTCAATCAATACGATTATCCGGGGGTTGTCTGGTTCACGCACAGGTTATGGGAATGATAGAGAGTTTATTGTCGTAACGGCATACTACGATGATAAATGGGTATCGTGGACACCTGACACGGGGAGTATTGGTGAAGAACCTGGACTTATCCTTAGTGTCAAAAAGAACCCATACGATCACAGACGCAAACCATTCGTTCTCCACGAGTATATTCCTATCGATGATGATATTTACGGCGCATCAGGTATTGAATCGGTACGAAGCGAACAGTTAGCGATTAACGCATTATCTAGTTTGTTCATTGAGAGTTCAGAGACTAGCCTGTATCCCATTGTCCACGGACATAAAACTAATGTTGACTGGAATACGATTGAGTACAAACCTAAGGCAGCATGGATTATGAATAATCCCGGCACCGACATTGTTCCTCACACCAACGATACGCAGTTCACCAAAGTATTTGTTGAAGCGTACAGGATGTTGTCCTCTTCATTCTCTGAGGGTATGGGTGAAACAGCACAGGACTCAAGCAATATGTCAGCGTTCCAGGCAGACAAAACGGCCACAGAAGTTAAAGACCTAGCGTTTCAACGCGGTAGTCGTGACAACTTGGAAAAACTGTTCATGGCAGGTACACTCACACGCATCTTTGGTATGTGGTGGAGTATGGACAAACAGTTCTTAACAAGCAAGAAGATTATCAACATTGTGGGTAGTGATGCTCTTCGGTATTTTATTGATGAAGGATTAGATGGGTACACGTTAGCTGACGAGGGGTTTAGATTCCTAGAGAACTGGATGGAGGAGAATCCGGGGTTACCTTTTGATGAGGCGTATGAGAGTCTACGTGAGGCTGGAGTGTTAGACGCCTATTCCGAACCACTATATCCCGTGGCTATTAACGGTGAACAGTTGCCAAAACTCCAATTAGCTAAAGGTGGTAAGAGTGGATTCTTAGCTGTCGAACCGAAAGACTTATCGGGTGAGTACAGATTCCAACTAGACCTCAATACAATCAGCGCCAAGTCACCGGAATCAGAGGCAGCATCACTCTCAATGTACTACGACAAGATGCATGAAGCTATGCCCGCACTCCTTGAAGAGGGGTACAAGATGAAACACAAAGAGTTGCTAGAAACTATCGGTGATAAGTTAGATATCAAGAACGCAGAACAGTATTTTGAGAAGATGGACCCACGGGAATTAGAACAGATGAAGATGCAGGGGGCTGGACAGATGCCCCAGGACCCGAACATGGTACAATCACCTCAAGGTCCTCCAGGCCCCCAACAGCTTATAGGGCAACAGTTAAATGGACAAGTCCAAACCAACCAACAACCTGTCAGAGCCTGAATACACGGCAGCGGTTAAAGGATTCGCCGAGAATCCGGCATGGGCACAATATCTCAAACCCCTCTTGCTTGAATCGGTACAAGCTGAACTCCCCAAACCTGGCGATGAAAACTGGGAACAACGATACATGTACTCTTATGCGTTAGCGCGAGCTATAGGCATGGTGGTTGATGCGGTAGAAAACACGGCATCTCGTGTTGATTTCGTACGTAAAGCTAAAGATATTGTAGAGGGAAAAGGAGACATGTGGTAGAAGAAAAAGCAATTGAACAGGTAGATGAAATAAAGATAACGCCAGAGACTGTCAGTGTAGTTATGGATGCTACAAAGTGTTCACATTTCTTCGAAAGAGACGGGGCTGGAGTTAAGTGTAGGATGTGTCAATTAGGGTTATATGGAGTGTATGCCGATACAGAAGGAAAGCTGATTAAGTTGTAGTGTATAATTAAATTGGATTACGAGAGAACCTCGAAGCCGTTTATATGTCTATCACACGAGTGGTGGGTATCTAAGCGGCTTTTTTATTAAGGCACGCGCGCGACGCCAGCGAGAAGGGCAGGTGATCAATATGGACAACACAAACGAGGGAGTAAGTGAGATGGAGGAACCCATCTCCGCGGAAAACCCCACCGCAAACAATCAAACCGGTTCGGCTGAGGACCAGCAGGACGACGCAGAAAACACAAGCCAAAACCAGGCTTTTGCAGCTATGCGTACTAAACTAACTGCAGCAGAACGCAAATTAGCACAGTACGAATCGGACGAATCGTTGTTAGACGCAGCACGAACAGTCCCTGCAAGCCAACCTAGAGATGATATTGAAGAAGAGGTCGAGCGACCTAACGATACCAATACTCAAATCGAGGAACTCAACGTTAGGCTCGATTTTCCTGAATATCAAACGGATTCTCTTTTTAAAAAGAGAGTTGCTGAGAAGTATGCTGCTAGAGTTCTAGTTGCACAACAACAAGGCCGACGTATGCCATCAATGGTAGACGCTGCACGAGATGCTAAGGCAGAGCTTGACGAGTTACGAGGAGGTGCTACATCTGAGGCTGAATCAAAGGCTATCGCTACCGAAGCCAACAAAGAAACAGCCAACGCAGAAAGCGTAGGAACTAGAATACAATCGTCTAACAATGGTTCGGGTGAAATCGAAGAAAGATACCGCAGAATCAATCGGGGAGATTCAGACGCATTAACACAAGTAATTGTAGATGAAGTCTTAACCGAAGAGGACATTAAAAAACTAGATCTATAGCTAGATGCATAATCGCTCAGATTGAGAGGTGAATTAAATTATGGCACAACTAGCAGGAGTCCGACATACATACATGGATACAGTCCGAAGGGAAGATCTTTTGGATCGTATTTCTGATGTATCGCCAGACCGTAACTATCTAACCACAACTTTACCGGTAACTGAGTTTTCTCAGACGTTAACAGAGTGGGCAGAATACTACGAAGCCCGACCAACTAGCAACACCGGAGTAGTTGAAGGAGACGACAACACATATGCCGATCTTTCTCAACCAACCAAATACAACAACGTCTTGCAGATTATCAAGGAGACATTTGCTGTATCTGAAACCGATATTGCAGTTAATAAGGTATCCCCACGTGACGCTTACGCATCTGAGTTAGGCAAGGCAATGGGTCGCTGGAAGTCCAGAATGGAGTTCGCAATACTCCGTGGGACCAAAGCATCCGGAGCATCAGGAGTTGCACGAACAATG